TATCCGCATCAGACATATCAGGGTCAGACATCATGAGCTCGGAAAGAAAATTAACAATAGGATTATCTTTATATGTCATTCCAGCAGCAGCTCCTGTTGCACCTGCTCCACCAGAAAGAAGAGCAATTAGTTCTTGTGAAAGTTCTCGAGCAGGTTGTTTTTTTGCCGTCTGTGGTAATATTCTACTATAATTAATCGCTTCTTTTTGAGCTGATTTTAAAGCTTCAAGTCCTTTATCATTTCTTTTTAAAATCTTTTTTATTACATCTACTCCCTTTGCTGAGCCACCTCCACCTACCATCCCTGTAACAAGGCCTTGGACAATATTCTCTACTTCTGGTGGCAAATTCCCTATTTGACTAGGCTGTGATTGAGTTTGCTCCCAAGCCTCGGTCACAGCATCAATTGCGTCATGTGCCTTTGGTTTAATGTAATCTATAATACTTTCTAATATATTTTTTTCTTCCATATTACTCCTTTAATTCAAAATGAGGAAAATCATCAAATTTATTGTCATCTACCTCAAAATTCATATTCCAATCACCACCCCAACGAAGTTTTATACCCATAGACCTTGCTATGCCTAAAACAAACCCAGCAAATAAATGAAACCGCTCCCTATCATCCCAATCAACAGGATAAGGAACAACATCAACAGCTCTACTTGGTTTAGCATTATGTCTACCATTTGGGTATTTAACTTTTGTTTTTCCTTCTTCATATAATTTATTTTGCCTCTCCCCATCTCTATGTCCTTCCAATACACTACAATCAACATATTTGATTACTTCTTTAAAAACATTTTGTAACCTATAATCACAAGATAATAAACGTACTTTACTTTTTTTACCAAATTTAGGCATTATTTCTCAAACCTAGGCAAATAACTACAATCAACAGCCACAAATGTATCATGATGTAAAGGAAGACTATATATAAAACGAGGTTTTTGGGGATTCGTGAAATCATCTGTGGCTGTATAATTATATTTTATTTCTAATTTTTTTTGCATTATGCGTTTCCTGAGCTAAAATTCTCGCCATAAATATACATAACTTTATTGGAATTATCAAATTCCGATTTACAGTGTGGACATATCCACCCTAATACCTCATGGTCGCCAGTAGTGTTGATTATTCCTATTCTTTGGGTAAATTCATCATTATAATAGAGGTCACCATCACAAACAGGGCATAAATCTTCTTTATTTTCCTTCTTTTTCTTTGTGTGCAAGAAGTTTTGCTTTTTGTCCACCTTGTAAAGCCTCCATTTGTTCGTCACTAAATCCCGCCCAAACAGTTAATTGTTCTTGTTTCTTCTCTGTTTCAAATAATCCAGAGATTTTTGATAAAGCTTCTAAGGAACGAAGTCTATCAGAGTCTCTGTCAGAGATACTTGCAATGTCTTTATATTGACCGATAATCCATTCAGGGGTTACACCTTCTTCTTGAAGGATTTTTTTTATTTCTTCCTTAACCATTGTTCTTATTTCCTCTTTTTGTAATAAAGAATTAGTCTTTTTTTTAATATATTTCTCGTCTTTAGCCTTTGGGTAGGCTTTTTTATAAGCTTTTAAGGTATTTTCACCCGCAGCCACGTATCTAGCGAATAAAAACTCACGATTATTGAGTTTACGATTGTTTTGTCTATCATAGATTGCTTCATAATTCCCCGAAAAGGCATATATATTCTCAGCAACACCATTATCACCAAGCATTTGATGTGTTTTTTGCTCAACAATGAAAGAACCACAAACAGTCCTAATCAATGTTCTTGGTGTTTTATAACCAGGATGGGATAATCGTGAACGTCTAAGTATTTGGCATATATAATCATCATCAGTATATATCCATTCGCCCTCAAGTCCATTCCGCCAATCACCAACCACCTTAGCATCAGGACAGAAAACATTAAATTCCTCTATTGATTCATATAAATAGTGCTTTTTACCTTTGATTTCTTTGAATTCCATGATAAAATATAATAAAAATTATCCAAAAATAAAAATACTTGACTTTCTCATTTATTTGATTATATTTATATTATTATAATAATACTATATAATAATACTATATAATAATAACCTAATAATAAAAGAAAAAAAGTAAAATAAAAAAAGAAAAGTCATGATTTTGTTACAAAACTTGAAAAATAGCATTAGAATGGGTGTGGGTATTTCTTTCTTGGCATCCCCCCCGTTGAATTGCTCCATAGGGGGTACAATTAGGTTGAAATTTAGGTTTAATTATAATTATATCTTAATTACACTATTTTTATTGGAAAAGGTTTAGAACTACTACATACAACAAAGCCACAACAAGTGTGGCTCTAATTGTACTACATAATTCGGCGAGATACTATCTACATAGGATGCCCACTACAAGCATTAACAAACTTATCGCGATTAAATAATTTATTATCAATTTGAAACCCACCACATAAATCTTTTATCAACTCTTCTTTATCAATTAATAATATACCTTTATTATTTATAGTGTTAGTATCTATTGCTCTTGCAATCATTCTATAATGTTTTCTTGTAAGCATTCAAACCCCCTTTAATCATTTAAGTTAATATGTTTTGCTAGTATTCTTTTAACATCATCTTTAAAGTATTCGTTATCTTTTCCAATACCATCTTCACCCACTAAATAATGATATTTATTAACCAATTTAATAACTTTATTAGCACATAAATCAATTAATGAATTTTCTTCCCTTGTTTTTTTTGCAAGATTATCATTATTATTTTCTACTAATTCTTTTAAATTAGTCAATCCATGACATATTGTTAAAATTTGTTCATCTTTAGTTTTTAACAATGTTTTAATATGTTTTATCTTATTTTCCATGCCATTCAATACATCAACTACATCATCAATATCTTTAATATTCATTTTATACCTCCTCTACATCTATTTTAGGTGTAACAATTACCAAATAACTCTTGCCCTTGTCAAATACTTCTATATCGAATAACTCTTTATTATATCTATTCAACGAGCCTTCAAGTGAGTATTTATCGGCGATTGGATACTTTGATTTAGTTACATAATACCTTTTAGAATTTACGTTAATCATTTTTTCATCTCCCTTTTAAATTGATTTTATAGAATATAACAACATATATATATATAAAACAATATATTTTATATTTTTTTTATTGTTTATATTATTTATTATGTTTAATATTAGTTGTGCATCGGCACAAGCTTTTTGAAATAATGATAACTAAAAGAAAAAAAAGGAGTGTTTATTTATGAAAAACACAAAACAAGATACAAAATCAGTAACAAATAACAACCTTTTAACAAGAGAAGAGTTAGCGAAAAAAATGGGTTTGAGTGTTCCAACAACAACAACCAAAGCCAAAGCAACAAAAAACTCTCTTAAGCAAGTTATACAAGCGCGTTTGAATGAGGTTATTCACGAAACACTATGCAAAGAATTTTCAGAGTATTATTATGAAATAGGCAATACAATAGTGCAACATAGAAACCAAAAAACAAACAAAGTTATAGCAAAAGAAATAAATGGTTATCAATTGGTGTTACCAAAAGACAATTGCGAGTTTGGTGAAGAAGGCAAAGTAGAAGAAGGTTTTCAAATAGGAAAACAACAAATTTACTTACAAGGTTTCAACACACAACAAGCAATTTATGTTAGCAAGAATGGACAAACAATCTTTTTTAAAGATGTAGTTTCAAAAGATAACAAGTAAGTAATACCAACAAATAAAAACAATAAACCCTATTCAATTAATTTTGAGTAGGGTTTTTTGTTATATAGTGGAAATTAATATTGGAGGCAATTATGCAATTAGATTTACAAGTAAAAGAAACTGATTATAAAATCAGTAAAACAACTAACTATGATGGAACAATTAGTATTGTATTAACACCAAAGAAAAGGAATTGCAAAGCTTGTGGAAAGCAATTTCAATCAAATGGTAAGGAAGTATTATTCTGGAAAGGAAAGAACAACGAAGATTTATTTGGATATTTCTGTAAGAAACATTTTGTAGAAGCAAATGTATTGCTTAAAGATTTAAGAAAATAATTTCAGTAAGATTTTGTTGGGGTAGGTTTTACCTTTTTTCCTGCCCCATTGATTTGTAAAGAAAAGGAAAAGGAATTGTGAGAGCCAATAACTGGTCCTGTAAGTCCTGGAACAACAGCATACAAATAAGTCTGGCGGCGAAAGGCAAAGGAATATGTGAGGCTCTCACAGAATTAAAAGAAAAGGAGGCTATATGAAGCCAACACTACAAGAAAGAATGAACATGCTGTCTGATGATGAGTTAAGAGAAGCATTAATGAAAAGGAAACAATACAAAGTTATGGAACATTTTGAAAAGCGAGTTTCAGGAATTTTACAGACTTGCGATGAAGGAGCTGAAATAAAAGATATAAAAGGTATGCTGATTCCTTTAATTGACGATATGAGAAAACAAAGGGAATATAAATAACAGAAGAATAAAAAGAAAAGGAGACTGTATGAAGAAAGTGCAAGATATAATCAATGCGATGACTGATGATGAACTTGATAAATCGCTAAAAGAAAGGACTGTGTATCGCAAAGAAAAGTATCCAATCATTAAAATATCAGAAATGGAGTTTGCTGTCTATGAATGGAAAGATAATATATATTTGAACTGTAGAAGTACATTTAAAGATGGTACTAAAGATAATTGGGTAGATGTATCTGATTTGACTGATTTTACAGTAGGCGAATACAATCAACTTGTAGAAGAACTACACAAACATTATCCTGATTATCCAATTGAATACCTTGAAGGGAGGTTTGTGTAATGACAAAAACAGAAAAGAAAGTAATAGTTGATTTAAATAAAATGTATACAAGTATTGATTATAAAGAAGCATTTAACCATATCAGAGAGTTGGCTAATTTGGAATGGAATGGTAGCATAACTGTATCTCATTTCAGAGAAAGAGTAAATGATATAATATCAGTAATAAGCAAAAAGGAGAACGAATGAAAATATCAGAAGTATATAAAGAATATGTAAAAGATGGAATGAATAAAGACAAAGCAGCAGGTATATGTCTTGGAATAATATCAGGTGGACTTATTGATGCAACTGATGAAGAAACATATGCAAGAATGAAGCAAGAGTTTATAAATAAACAGGAGGTATAAATGACAGCAGAACAAATACTTATGGAATTATTAGATAAACTAAAAAGTGAAATACGTAATTCAGATGTATATATAGCCCAAATGGAAGCCTTCAATGATGGATATGCTGAGGATATTTTATACAATACAAGAGAGATAAATCAGCGCCATATTGAATGGATTGAAGAAAAAATAGAAATAAAGAAATCAGTAATAATAAAGGAGAATAAATGACTGATATGAATATAATAAACAGAAGAATAGAAATATCAGATGAACTGATTGAATATATATTATGCTCTGCATTTGAAGGAGGCATAACATATTGGGCAAACAATATCAGTTGCAAAGATAATAAAGATATGAAAAAGGTTGGTGGCTGGAAACACGAATATCTAACAAAGACAAAGCTGAAAGATGCTGTGATGTACATACACGAGTCAGAAACAGGAGAAAAACATCCAATAACAAAGAAATCAATTATTGACGCATTACAGAAAATGGATGCACCTGAATATAAATATACAAAAGCATTAAACAGACTATTATATGGTGGCTGGGATGCTTCGGATGCAGATATATTGGTACAAACTGCTTGCTTTGGGGAGGTTGTGTATGGATAAAGACTATTTATATCACTGTAGAGGTTGTAAAAAAGACGATACTGATTTCTTTCACAACGAAGAAGGAAATGTTGAGGCTTCAAGAAGTTTAATTGAGTTTATGGGCAAAGATTTTAGCATACCATCTGTCGTTTATCATAAGTGGGCAAGAGCAGATGCTTATGGAATATATACAGGCTTGTATTGTGATGATTGCTATAAAGACAATTATCCATATAGGAAAGATGAATATTATGACCCAGCATATGCTGGAGAAAGGATGGAACCAGATGAATAGAGAGTATTATGAGAGCTTTGAATGGTTTTGGGATAAACAAACAGATAAAAAGGAGAATACTATGTATTTAGATGACATACAAGACAGAATAAACAAAATAGAAGACATAAGAGATTTGCGAGTAATACAGCAATTTATCAAAGACAGACGTGATTATCTTGGAAACAAGACCAAATACAAACTTGCTGTTAATGATAAAGTAAAAGTAACTAGCAATTCAAAAGTTGAATATGGAGTAATCCAAAAAATCAACAGAACAAGAGCAGTTGTAATTATTGATGGTAGAAGATGGAATGTTCCATTTTCAATGATAACAAAGGAGAATAAATGACTGATATATACAATAAAACTATAAATGAAATAATACAAGAGCGAAAAGAACTAATCGCTAAAAATGAAGCATTAGTAAAAGGCAGAGATTTAAAACTCAATCAGTTTATAGATGCTGAATTATTGCTTGAGATATACACATATCTAAATGAAACAACGATTTTCAGTACGACAGGTGATAAAAATAAGAAAATTAAATGTCTGGAGATTGCTTTGCGAGATGCTCAATCTGCAATAGACAGCCCAGATTGGGAAAATCCTTATTTTAAATCAAGATATAAAGGAGAATAAAATGATAGAAGAAATGAAAAAACTGAAAGAAATAATGAACGAACATCTCAGCCATTGGGAATTTGAAGATGAGATGCAGAAGTCTTGGATTGCTAGAAATTACGTTGAGCAGTTTGGAGTTGAAGATATTGAGGCTTTCATAAAATTCTGTAAAAAGAATGATATGGAAAACAAAATAACACCAACAATAGCACACGATATAAATGGAACATTTGATGAAATGTTTCTGCCAAGAACAAGTGGTTATCATAAAAGAACAAAGGAGGCATAATGGCTGAAACAAAAGAAAAAGACTATCAGTTAAGTAGTTTAATTATTGATGCCTGCGAAGAATATGATGATTTAATTGATGAAGATGAAGATTATACAGATGAAGACCTTATACATGAAATAGCAGACAATGCTGTTCCAATATATTATTGGGATATTGGTCAGTATGCAGCGTGGAATCCTTGGTTAATGCAGGATATACCTGAGACAAATCCAAATGGTAACGCACACGACCAAATACAGGCAAACATATATGAGGCAATCTGTGAAGGATTATATGAACACGTAGCAGAAAAGGAGAAAGAAGATGAATCTTAAAAAAGAAATAGAAAACGCTTTGCTTGACAAGAATACAGCAAGATTAAAGACAGACAGCATAGAAACTTTTGAAAAGGTTATGGAAATAGTAGATATTTATGAGAGATTTCATAATCCAGACAATATAAACTGATAAGGAGAAAGAAGATGAATGACAGTGGAGAACATAGGTGGGATGTAATACAGCATTTCATTGATTGGTTTACATCAGATGATGTAGAAAGAGATGAACTACACACATCTTTACAGTTATACATACAACAAGGAATATATAAGGAGACAGAAGATGAATAGTTACGATATAGAGAAAATGATAAGATGGGCAGTTGATACTGACCTTAAAACATTCGCAGAAGATGCTTATGGAGTAACAGGAACAGCATTTGATGTTGCAAGTGAAGGAGATTATTTAAGGGGTAAATTTCAACACATGAAGGCAAACTTCATTTCGTGGATTGCAAGTTTAGATAGTAAAAACAGAGGTAGATTAGCAAGAAATATAACTTTTAAAAACGAAGAATAAACAAAGGAGAATAAAATGAGTAAAATAAATCTAAAAACAGCAACACTTGATGAACTTGAAAATGAGTGTGATGAACTTGCAGGAACACCATTTGGACATAATATGATTGGTATAATATGTCGTACAGTTTCAGAGAGATTTGGAAAAGAAGATGCAGATAGATTGTTTAACACATATCAAATATAAAGGAGAATAAAATGATAACAAGTAAATACGTAAAAACAGGAGAAACAAAAAACTATTCAATATTTATATCTCCAGCTCATCAGAGAGATATAAACAAAAAACAGATAAAAGGCATAATGAATAGTATGTCGGAACACGGAATAATATCAGCTGTATCTGTTAGAAAATCATTAAAACATAAAGGTAAGCTTGAAGTATTTGCTGGGCAACATACAGTTGAGGCTTGTAAAAGGCTTAATGCACCGATTGTTTACTGTGAGTTTGAAAATGTAGACAACAATGCAATGATTTCACTTGATAGCTCAGCTAAAAGTTGGTCAATGCAAGACTTTCTTAAGTTTGGTGTAACAGATGGTATAAAAGACTATGTATTTCTTGATAAAATATATAGAAAAGAAAAATTACCACTAACTGCTCTTATAATAATGTATGGAGGAGCATACGGAAACACAGCATTTAAAAACTTAAAATGGAAAGCTCTAACTGTTGCAAGAGGTCATAATGTACTTAAATACATTAAAGAAATTAAAACCACATTCAACATAAAACACGTTACTTTTGCTAGATTTGTATGGGGTTTTTGCAGGGTGTTTGATACAGGATTATATGACCAAAAAAGAATGATGCGTCAGTTAAACAAATGCTCAGCTATGCTAACAAAACAAGCAAACCCAGAGGGCTACACAGCTAACATTGAAATGGTGTATAACTTTGGATTAACAAAGAAAAACCAAGTAAAGTTCACACAAAAATAAAGGAGAATAAAATGGGAATGGATGTATATGGGAGAAATCCAAAACAGAATAAACCAATAGAGGCGTTTCCAACATATCACAAATATACAATGATGGAAAAATCAGATGAAGGAGATAATATTGATGGCTTTAAACAGAAGTGGAAAGAACTTAATGGTGATGAAACATTAAGAAATCAATATTATACTGAACTACAAGAATATGAAACTGTAAATGTTGGACATTACTTCAGAAATAACTGTTGGTGGTGGAGACCATTGTGGAATTATTGTCATAATGTTGCACCTGATTTAATTGATGAGAAGTTATTTGAAGATGGTCATGGCAATAGTGGTGCAGGGCTTGATGATAAAGGAGCTAAAAAACTTGGACAGCTATTACTTCAAGAAATAAACAACGGCAACACAATAAGATACCAAGCAGAATACCACCAATGGATTGATGACTTACCTGATGATGATTGCATAAGGTGTAACAATAACAATCACGGACACAACAAAAAGAAAGAATGTACAAATTGCGACAAAACAGGCAAAACAAAAAATTGGAACAAGTCATATCCATTTGATATAGATAATGTTAGGGAATTTGCTGAATTTTGCTTACAATCTGGAGGTTTTAGAATATGTTAAAAACAAAAAAGATGATAGAAGACATTAAAAAACTGAATTCTCAAAATATATTTGTATGTCAAGTATGTGGTGATGACCAAATAGAAGAACAAGCTTGGATATCAGTTAATAATACAGCAATTGTTAATGGTAAAGTATATCACGAGGTTCTTGATTGTTGTGATGATATGTATTGGTGTCGTTCCTGTAATACAGCCTGTAAACCAATAACATTTGAGCAGTATATGGAGGATAAAAATGAGTAAAATAAAAGACTATCAACAGACTTTTCTCGATACAATAGGAAGACAGCTTGGGTATGATGAAGAAAACTTACCAGAATTTGATGATATTGAATTCGTTATGAGCTTGAGAGTACCTGTATGGGAATATAAAGGAAAAACCAAAGAAGAATACTACAAAGGAGATGATAAATGATTGCGTGGATAGCAGTAATAGTATTAATCTTACTGATAATGGAAGTGTTTAATCAAAAATAAAGCAATGAGACACTAATATTGGGGAGCCAACAACTGGTCCTGTAAGTCCTGAATGTCCTAGCTATTAAGTTAGCCGAATGACCTAGGCAAAGGAATATGTGAGGCTCTCCAGTATTAATAAAACAGGAGACAAATTATGGATTTAGAAAGTGATGTTATAAAGAAATTGTTAAGTGAAATGGATGACAAAGCTAAAAGTGACATTTATTTGCGCGAAATTGCGCTTTTAATGGAACAAATTGAAGAACTTGAGGGCAAGATAAGGGTAAAGGAAAATATCATCAAATCTTTTGAATTAGGGCTTGAAGGTAAAAAAGATGAATAGCCGTGAAGATGTGTTAGCTGAAATAAATATGCTGAAAGTTCTAGTATGGAAACTTTGGGAAGAAGCACATGGAAGTATCAGTAACGCAGACTGGGATGACATGAAAAAAGAAGTAATAAAAGCAATGAGAAAAAAATAAAATAATATATAAAATATGTTGTTATATATGTTTATATATATTAAATTAATTCTATATAAGGAGACTACATTAATGAGTAATGAGACGACAAGTTATCTGATAACAAAAATCAACAAAAACTCTTGGAGAAAATTTAGAGGAAGGGCTATATTGAACGGATATAATAATGCAGGAGAATGTTTAAGAGATTTTATAAAAAGTTATTCAGAAAAGAAATCAAATGATTAAAAAAGTAAGTCCAATAGATATTGAAGGTATCTACAGAAACTATTTAGATACTAAACAAGAGGAAAATAGAAAAGAAAGATATGAGGGGAATGAACATTGGTATCATGCATCAGGTGCAGGTTCATGTTCAAGGAAGCTATATTTCGAATCAGTTGAACAAGCTGAAGTAACAAATCCGATTGACCATAAAACAAATCGTTTATTAAGATTAGGTAATATTGTGCATGAAGATATACAAAATTCTCTTACGCAGGCGTATTATAATAATATATATAATAATAATATACATAATAATGTAAAAGAAAAAGAAAATAAAGAAAAAGAAATAGAGTTTTTCACTGAAGGTGAGTTAAAGATTAAAGAATTGAATGTCAGAGGTTTTTATGATATAGTCGTAGATGATAGAACCTCTGAACGTAAAGTTTACTTATATGATATTAAGACTTGTGGTGGCTATTCTTGGAAGATGAAGTTTGGTAGAAACAGACCTTTAAATCCTTCCATACATTACGAACTACAGCTTGGTACGTATGGGTATGCAATAAAAGAAAAGTTCGGACAAATTGATGGTATGTATTTGTATTACTACAATAAAGATAATTCAGATATGAGAGCTGTAGAGGTTCCATTGACGTTTGTATCTAGGGCATATCTATTTTGGAAGAACATTAACGATGAACACAGAATGGGATTACCACCTTTTAGGGTTGGCGTATCGCCTGTACAGAAATGGCAGTGCAACTATTGCCAGTTTAAAAAGTTGTGTAATCCTCCAACATAAGGAGAGTGTATGAGTAAAACAACACAAAACACATTCGAAAAACTCTTCAAAAAAGACGTCAGTAAATACGTTAAGAAGAAAGGTAAGTTTAGTTACTTATCTTGGTGTTATGCAGTACAAGAGCTTAAAAAAGTTTGTCCTACTGCAAGATGGGGAGTAACAAAAGATGAAGATGGTCAACCATTCTTCAAAACTGAATGTGGGTTCTTTGTTGAGGTATGGGTAGATGTTGATGGAGTGTCTCTATCACAAGTACACCCAGTTCTTGATAATAGGAATCAACCAATAGAGAAACCAAATGCGTTTCACATTAATACAAGTCTGCAAAGGGCTTTAGCTAAATGTATTGCCTTACATGGATTAGGGTTATATATATTTGCTGGTGAAGATTTACCAGAGCCTGATGCATTAACACCTAAAGAAGAAGAAAATCTTTATGACTTTGCAAAACCTCTTGGAAAGAAGTTTGTAAATGATTTAAAAAATAAAGTCTTTAATATGGAAGTTAATGCTAATAACTATGAAGACTGTATGAACAAGATAGAAGAAATGTGTCATGAACTAAAATCAGCGAAAGGAGAATAGTATGGCAGAAGTAAACGAGTTGTTTGGAAAAGTGACAGGAGAGCAAAGTTTTTTCAAACCTGGCGAAAAGAAGAGAGTAATTCCTTGCGCTAAAGGTGAATACTTTGGTCACATAATAGAAGTTGAATCAAAAATGTTAGATGTTCAACAAGGTAAATTTAAAGCTAGGCTTTATACTTTTACTGTGGAAGCATCAGAAGAAAACAAAATCAAGGATTTTCAATATGTAAACATCAAAGGTGACCTGGAAGAAACCAAAGGTGATGTTTATGTTGGAAGGAAATTCAGAGGTAAATTGTGGAGATTTTTAGAGCCACAAGATGGAGATACTTTTGAATCAAATTCTAGTGGTAATAAAGCATATTTGAGATTCTGTCAAAATATAGGAGTTGAATGTCCAACAGAAAAAAGAACTATTGATGGTGAAGATGTTGACGTTCAATTATTACCAAATCTCACAACAGACGATATGTTAGGTCAACCTGTTATAGCTTTTGTAGATAAAGGTAAACCATATACAGATAAGAATGGTGTTCAAAAACAATTCTTTGATTGTAAGTTCTGTAAGAAATGGGATGATGGTAAACGTAAAGACATATCAAGTGGAGGAAAGAATGAAATACCATTCTAGAACAAAAGTAAGGCCAATGAAGAGCCTTTTAATTAATGTTCTTCATAGCTGGGGTGTGAAACCAGCAAAACTTGTTGAAATTTTCAATGTGTCAAGAGCAACAATATATAGACATTTGAAAAACAAGTAATTTAATTAAGGGGTCAGAAATCTCCCACACACAAACATAGGTATAGCAACCTCCATTTCTGGCCCTGTATATTTGGGTGTATATTGTTGTGTTTTTTTATAGGCATTTTATACAGCAGTCGGAATGTACACCCACAGATTTAGGAGTAAAATGAACGGAAAAGGTGACAAACAGAGAGTTAACTGGAGTAAAGATTATGAATCTAGATATGATAAAATCTTTAAAAAGAAAGAGAATAAAATGATATATACTTGTGAGTTATGTGATACTGAAAATAAAGCTAAAAGAAGAAAAGATAATATTTATGTTTGTAATAAATGCAATAAACAATATCCAATAAATAAGGAGAATAACAATGGGTAGAATATATTCAGAAGAAGAAAGAGCAGATATGGCTCGTTACACAAAAAGGTTAATGTGGAATCCACATACTGAAAAGCAATACTGGCAAATAGTAAAAGATGGAAAAGAAGTAGTTGGCACTGCTGCTTTTTCAGTGTTTAAAGATTATAACAAAGGAGATGAATAATGGGTAGAGCAATAGATATGGAAAATGATATCGATATGTTAAAGATGCAGGTTAAAAAACTGGAAGCTGTTGTTAGGGGTATTACATACACTCTTGATGAACTTGAAGAAAGTGTTAATGTTGTTGAAGAAACAGAAAAAGAGGAGAAGAATGAAGAGAAAAAAACCAACAATGAAGGAGATGGTAAAAGTAGTGTCAAGTCTAATAGAGGAAATAAAAAGAATAAATCATAATATTTCTAATATTGAGTTTTTAATTGACAGTTACTTTGAGTGGAAAGATGAAAAAGGAGATATAAAAAAATATGTCGAAGAAAGAATTAAAAAGCTTAATAAAGACAGAGATAGAAACAGTGTATCTGACAAGTGATGATAAAAAATTTCTTAATGAACACAAAGCAGTAATTCACGAAAGTGAGTTGGAAGACAAAAGAAACCAAGATAGGAGATGGAGACAAATGAAAACAGACCTAGCCGAAATTGTATTGAAAGTATTAGAAAAAGAGAGATGGGGTATCTTCTTTAAAAGTGAACCAATGCAAGTTCTGCCTGTTCAAGATTCAGCTACAACTTTATATAAAGTAAACGAGGTTAATAAAGACCAGTTAGTTGAGTCAATTAAAATGCAAATAGAAATACATACGCAAGAAAGGATGAATGAATGTCGAGAGCATCAGGCCAAAAACGAATCACAGACAGACAACGAATCATCGGATGGTATAAAGAGAATGTCCAACGATACAAACAGATGATTGGAGAAGAAACGGAATACGGAACTGTAGTTACAGTTTCATTAATAAAAAACTTGGAAAGAAGAATCGAAGAACTAGAAAAGAAAGAAGGTTTGAATGATATTAGAGGGAGATTGTCTAGAACAAGTTGAAAATCTAGAGCCTTTAAGTATTCAAACAGTAGTAACATCACCTCCATATTGGGGGTTAAGAGATTATGATAAAGAAGACCAATTAGGGCAGGAAAGCACTCCTGAAGCTTTTGTGTCCAAGCTTGTATATTTGTTTAACAGAATCAAAGAAAAATTAAAAGATGATGGTACAGTTTGGGTTAATATAGGCGATACATATTTTGGGCCAAAAGGTGGACACTTTGATAGTAGTAATAGCATAACAAAAAGTGATACTGGTTCACAATACAGACAACAAAAGAAAGCACCACCAAAACATAAATATATAAAAACTGGCGACCTTACAGGAATACCTTGGATGTTTGCTTTTCAAATGCAAAAAGATGGATGGTATTTAAAGCAAGATATAATATGGGCAAAGCCAAATCCAATGCCAGAAGCAGTTAATAATAGATGTGTTAAATCACATGAATATATATTTATGTTTACAAAGAAAAAGCAATACTATTTTGATGCTGACGCATTAAGAACCAACGATGTAAGAAAAAGTGATGTTTGGTTTTTAAAGACAGCATCATTAAAAGAAGCACACTTTGCAGTATTTCCCGAAGAGTTGCCCGCTTTATGTATAAAAGCTGGTAGTAAAGAAGGAGATTTGGTTCTTGACCCTTTTATGGGCGCAGGAACAACTGCACTTGTAGCACAAAAACTAGGGCGAAAATGGGTAGGAATTGAACTAAACCCAGAATATATTGAAATAATAAAGCGAAGAACAGCACAACGACAGCTGTTTTAAAAGGGAGATAAGATGGAGACATTACCATATGACGTTGATACAGAAGACGCTATACTAGGTGCTGTGATTACATTTGATTCAGAGTTTGAAGATGTGTATAAGTATTTCACAAACATTGAAGTCTTGTATCAAAAAAGAGCACAGCTTCTTTGGAAGAAAATAATCAAACTAAAAAGAGAAGGACAAAAGACTGATTTACTAACTATATGTAATTCTCTTACAAAGAAAGAAACAGAAGAAGGTTTAACACAATACTATATCACTAAATGCACTTCAGATGTTGGAGCTAAAGGCACTGCTGAGTTTTATGCAATGCAAGTGTATGAAAAGTATTTATTGCGTAAAGTAATTGTTGAATCAGAAAAAGTAAAAGATAAAGCATTGTCAAATGAAAAAGATGTTTATGATTCTATTAGTAAAGCACACACTTTATTTGGAGAACTTTTAAACATAAGACCTTCTAATGTGCAAGATATTGAAGATGTGATATCAGACACATTAAATAGTATAAAAAACAAAACATCTAAACTTATAACAACTGGATATAAAAATGTAGATAAGTTCTCTGGAGGGCTAACAAGGGGAGAAATTACAATTATAGGTGGTAGGCCAGGTCATGGTAAAACTACAGTTATGATTAATCTTCTTGCAAAGGCTTTAGAACAAGGACACAAAGCGATGTTTTTTAGTAGAGAGCTTCCTAATTCAGAATTACTTAAAAAGATTCTATGTTTAGAGTCTGATAAATTGTCTTATGGGATGGTTAGGCAAAATGTTTTTACTGAAAGTGATTTAAAGAATATGGATGAAGCTATTAAGATAGTAAGAGAAAAGTATTCTAAAGAAAAGTTTTTAATGTTTGATAATATTAAAGACTTCTCATTAGCTGCAAATGAAATAAAGAAATTTAAACCTGATATAATTTTTGATGATTATATACAATTAATTGCTTGTGAAGGTTATACTGATTCAAGAAGATTGCAAATAGAAAAGTTGGTTAATGATTATAAATGGTTAGCAAAAGAAACAGAATCAGTTGTTGTTCTTGCATCTCAATTAAATAGATATGTAGAAAGAAATAATAAAGGAAGAGGTAAAACCTTAGAACCACAACTTTCAGATTTAGCGGAAAGTGGAGCTATTGAACAAGTAGCTGAAAATGTTTTCTTTAGTTACTATGATTATAAGGTAACAGGAGAAAAAGGTAAAAAAGGTAAAAATATAATAACACTTATTGCATCTAAGATAAGATATGGAGATTCAGGTAGTGTTGATTTAGGCTATGATGGAAATAAGTGTAAATTATATAACACAATGGAGGAGATAATAAATAATGAAGAACCATTGCCATTCAGTTAAGTATATAGGAATTGACCCTGGAGTTAGTGGTGGGATAGCGGTTATAGATGAAAAAGGTGAAATAAAAGCATATAAGTGTCCAAGGTCGTCAGATGATATGGCTTTATTGTTTCAAGTATGTATGGGGAACACTCCGCCTAATAAAATAAGACTTGTAATGGAACGAGTATGGGCAAGACCAACAAATGCAGTTCGAGCAGCATTTTCATATGGAGTTAATTATGGGCAATGGCTTGGTATATCTGCGACACATGAAGTTAAAATGAATACAGCGTTACCTCTTGAATGGATACAATGGGTTGGTTGTCCAAAAGCTTTAAAAAAAGATGTAAGAAAAAGATGGTTGAAGCAGAAAGCAATAGATTTATATCCATCAATTAAACGAGTAACGCTTGCAACATCTGATGCAATACTTATAACGCATTATGCAAAGGAAGAGTATTTTAATGAATAAAAGAAAAGCAAACGCAAGAAAAAGATTAAAACAACAAGAAGCAGGAGAAAAGAGAAGGTTAATAAAGAAAATATTAAAATTAACAAATAAACCAAATAAAGGGAAAGTATTGCAGTTTAAATTAAATGTATTAATTGAAAAATACAAATCAAAATATGGAGATATAAATGAGTAAAAAATGTACGTTTAAAAAACTTAACAAAGAAACAGCAAAAAGAGCAAGTATGGCTAGAAAGAAATCAACAGAGGAAAGTAGAGCAAGAACTGAAGCTTTAAGATTAGAGAAAATAAAAAGAGAAAAAGAGTGGAAAAAATGGTGGAATTAGTTGTTAAAACTGATTGACATATATAATAAATTTGGCGATAGTGCATATATAAAAGAAGAAGGGGGTAGATGGATGCCGTTAACAGAGGGATATTGTAAAGGACACGACTTAAAAGTTGAGGAAGATATGTTGTTTGGTAGAATTGGGGAAGAGTTTACCAGAGATTTATTTGAAGGCAACACAAAAATAGAGATAAAAACAGAAAGAGATATTTGGGAGAAAACTGGAAATATTGCCATAGAAATTAGGTGTAAAGGCAAACCTTCAGGTCTTTCAACAACCGAATCAAGTGTTTGGATTCATTTATTGTCCGTAAACAAGGTCATAAAGGGCGGATTTATATTCAAGGTAGATGAACTTAAGGGTAAAATAAAAAAACTCCATGAAAGCGGTAATTTAAAAATGGTTATGGGTGGGGATGATAATTTAAGTCAAATGGCTTTGTTGCCGATTAAAGAATTATTTTAAATAATTTCAGTTAAACCAAATGTAGCTAACAATTTTTCTATATCATATTCTTTTATGTTTTTTTTGAAGTTTTTCTTAAAGCTTCTTCTTTTAAAACTATACGTATCTGCTATTTTTTTCAAATCTTTGTAAGATTGACTTCTTTTAAAGGCTTCTTTCCATAATGCTTTTTCACTAGCATTTGGTTTTGCTTTTTTAAGTAATTCATATTCATTTCTAGCTAGCCATTTATAAAAATTAATTTCTCTAATTTTAGATATTTTTCCAGTTTTAGGGTTAAATATTTCTCTTACAGGATTCATTCTATCTAAAGCCTTTTTCATTTCTGATTTTGCTAATTTCAATGCTTCTCTTCTACTTCTAACTGGGAGCATTGTTCCTTGAACTATACCAGGAGCTCTCCCTTCCATATAATAGTCTTGGGCTTTTGCAAACATGGAAAGCACATACCATTTTGTAAACTCTTTTTCAGAACCTGCATGAAACATTTTATAAAAAGCATTCATATATTTAGATTTTTCAAACTGAGAAAAAAGCTCATTATTTGGTTGAAAATCTTTAGCTTTGTTCATATCTTTAGTATATTCTTTATGTAATTTGTTAAATCTTGTTACTCCTTTATAGAAAGGGTTGGTTCCCCTCTCAACAATTTTATTAACACCATTAATTAAACCAATGTGTCCATTTGTAAGCTCTCTAAGCATTTGCCCAGAAAATAAAAGCTGATTTGCTTCCCCTGTAGTCCAGAATTTTTTATCTGTCCATATATTAGATAAAGTTGCATACATTAATTCTATACTACTTAGAACAGCAGGTTTTTGCGAAAACATTATATTTTCTCTTCCAAAATAAGGACTCATAAACTCTGATGCAAGGCCCATAAACTCACCTTTCCACATAGTTGTTGCTATTTGTTTCATCATTGGAGAGTTTTCAGTAGGCATTGTTTGACCTAACAATTTATTGTAAACGTAAATCATTGTTTCGCCTCCGTAATATGTTCCAAGTCCAAACATAGCTAAAGACATAGGGTTTCCTGTTTTGTAAGCAACCTTAAGATTCCTCAATGTGTTAACTGAAGCTGCGTAAGCCATCCTTTTATAAAGCAATGCTGATTTTGCGGGTGGTGTTTCTGCCCATGCTGGCATAAAAATATCAATAGATGCTCCTTGGGTATTTATATGGGCCATCGTGCTCATTTGCTCTGAAATAACTTGCATATCTCTTTTAACTCTTCCAGCTTCATATCTGTCTTTAAATTCAGCTGAATTGATATTTTCAGGTCTTGTACCATGTTTTTTTATAAGGCTTATTTGCTTATCACTAAGTTTATAAAAATCAGTTAGTTTGCTATATGCTTGTTTGTATTTTTTACTTAAAGGGTCTGAGAATCTCATTATTCTTCCAAGTTCTTTTTGCTCTCTCATACTCGCTAAAACTGAAATGTATCTATTAAGCCTTTCTGTTGGTTTCATAAGACCAAATTTAAATATATATTTATCTGCTATTCCTTCTCCAGATAAAGCTCTTGGAGAAAAATGCCTCATCCCAAGTTCATGCGCAGACATACTCTCTACCATTCTTCTATTATCAGATGACATTGTGTCGAAAATTCCTTGAAGAAAACGTTTTGGTTGAAACGCCAATGATGTTTGAACATTACCTACAATAAGATTTTTAAGTCCTGATGTTGGAAAAGATAATTGAAGTTTAGCAAGAATTGATGTCCATTTTAAAAGAGCTGTTGTTGCAACAGGAAAGTCACTTTGAGATTTTTCTATACCAAGGTGTCTTTTTACCATTTTATCAGTCCATTCCCCAAGTTTTGGGTCAATTTTATTTAACCCCTCAAGCATCTTAGTTCTTCCTTTGTATTTTAATCCATCTAACTTTACATATTCTGGAAAAAATTCTACATTTGAAATAAATTTACCCATGCCATGAGCATATTTGTTTACTGTGTCTGCATATCTAGTTTCATATACTTGTACTTTTTTACCTCTAATATTAATAGTTTCTGGAAGTTTTGTGTATCTAGTCTTCATGTAAGATGATGAAAATTTCCCAGGGTTAAAATCAAATAAATTGTTAATTTCCTGTGTTGCTAGTCCGTTTGCTTCCTCCATAAACTTGTTTATCTGCTCTTTGCTTACATCAGTTTTCCCATGTTTTTTTCTTGCCATTTTTTGAGCAATATGATAAGTTTGGTCTTTTTCTAACTTTTTATACCAAGATGACTCAATGTCAAATAATTCTCTAAGTTCTTTTGTAAGTCTTCTCGTTACGTATATATTTTTGTCCTCAGAAAGCCATTTAATATGTCCTTGTTTTTTAAATCTTTCATATTCTGCCTTTGACATAATTTGCTTTAATGCCTGTTTTGTTGCTTCTTTATACTCTCTTATCATTTTCTTGTAAGATTCAACAACTTTTCCTTCAGGCGTATTCTTTGTTTTCCACGTCTTGGTGTCTATTGCTTTATTTATGAATTGTTTTTCATTATATTTAAGTGTGTTTTCATTCAATCTAGCTTCATATCTTTCTTTATCCAATAAGTAAAAGTAATCCTTTATTTTATTAAACTTTTTCTTACCAGACCTTCCTCCTCCAAGATGTCCTTTTGCTATATATTCAAAATCATATATTTTACCTGTATAATTAAGCTCTGCTGATGTATGTTTAAACAATTGGTTTGCAAGTTTTTTCATCCCAATAGACTCTAACACCACATGAACAGGCATGACTGCTTTTTTAATCCCAAGAAATGTATTAAGTCTTTTCTTTATTTCCATTTTTGTAAGTCCACTTGAAAGAATATCTTGAAGATAATTTTGTGGAGACATTCTATTTGGGTCTAGTTGATTTAAAAGAGTTTCATAAGTTTTTATTTGATGAATTTTTGCGCTCATAAGCTTTCCATCAATAACTCCTAAATCTTTCAAAATAGAAGATTGAACATTGTCAGTTATATTCATTCTGTCTTTTAATCCATCAGGTTTTATAATCCTATTGTGTATTCTAAAAAATGTTTTATGTGAAGATATGTCTTTAATAATAGATGGGGAAAGCTCTCTTAATTTATTAAAAATAGCATCTGCATTTTTTGCAAACTTAACTACACCTCCAACTTCAGATACTTCTGCTCCAAGCTTATAATCTTTTCCAAGTCCAACTGCTTCATAAACCCATTTATATACATCTTTTCTTTTACTTAAATTTTTTGCTCCATCTAACCCTGCTTGTTTAAATAGAGAATTAAACCCTTTTCTTAAAGTATCTTTAGTTCCTTTTACAGATTGTTTTGAAAAATCTGGAGAAGAAATACCCTTTAATCCTCCACCACCTTCGCCTCTATCTGTAGGTTTCTTTGTGCTAATTCCTTTTTCTTTTAACCATTTTTTATAACCTTCATTGTATCCAATTTTATTCAAATATGAATTGCTAGGCAAAGCTTCTGTTACACGAGCTCCAGATTGCCCTTGGTACATTATAAGTTCTTTAATTGTCTCTCCAGATATGGTGCTATGGCCTACCTTAACATTTCCTTGAACATCTGTTAAAGTATCAACTCCTTTTATAAGCTCTCTTAACTCATGAGGAGTTAAAAAATCTTTTCCACCCTCAGTATATTTATTCTTTTCTGTCTTTCCTTGTATGATTCTTTCAAATTTATCTAATTGCGCCTTTAAAGCTGTTTGTTCTTTTAGAGAAAACTTAAAGTATCTTCCAGATAATCCAGTTTCATGACCAAGTATATATGCGTCTGCGATGTCTTTTAATTTTGGAACTCTTTCTTGAATAAAAGAAACAAAAGATTTTCTAAATGCTTTTTGGGTAATCTTTCTATCGCCAAACCTTTTCTTCCATGTTTCACTTTCAAGAAGTTTTTTTAATATATTCCCCCCTAAATCCTTATGTATAGCTTTTCCTAAAACATCTGTAAATAAAAATTCATGATATACAGACTTGTATCCTTCTGTTTTAGGGTCAAATACTTTTGTTTGTTCATGCCTGTAAGATGTTTTATTAGATTTGTTTCTTTTAAATATAGAAACAAGAGCTGTTTTTAACCTACTTGTAAGAGGAACACCTTTTTCTTTTCCATATTTACTTGTAGTAACATCAACTCCATCTCTTATCTTTCCTGTTGCTTGGTCTACTAAATAATCAACTTTAAATCCTTTTGTTGGCTCAACAGCAGGCTTAACAGCTAACTGTAATTCATTTGCAGTAAGACCTCTCACGTCTAACTCTGTAAATCTCTTGTTATGAAATTTAATTAAATCAGCTAAAGCTGTGGCCTCTAGTGTTTCTTTTCCTTGTATAAAGTTTCTTATTTCAGTTTCATTTAGTTCAAATATACGTTTATTTTGAGATGACGCATAATCATTAAGCTTGTTGTATAATTCTATTTTTGTTTTTATTGATTTAGTATCAAGAAACCCAACGCCTTTTTCTCTTTTTGATTGCATAAACTTCTTATAAAGCATATCTCTTATAATAACTATATTGTCATTATATATTGTTTTTTGCTTTGAATTTAAATTAGTTGGCGCTTTTCTTTCTGATATTGTCTTATCAATTTCTACGATTTCTTTTTGTCTATTCTCTCCCACTCTCCAAAATGAAGGCTCTTCTCCAATTTTCGATTCTAATTCTTTAATACTAAGAACTCTTTCTTTTAAATCTTTGATTGATTGTTTTGATTTAATTGTATCAACTTGTTTTTGTGTTCCAGTCTTCAATTGGTTAATTCTATCTTTAAGACTAAACATATCATCAATGATTAACTCTTTCTTTAAAGATTCGTCAACTTTAAATCCTTCTTTAATGGTATCTCTTTTTTTAGAAGATATATCTATGCCGAATTTCTCAGTTATATATCTATCTAAAGCTTTGTTATATTCATTAACTATTTGCTTTTTAGTCCTTTTTACATATTCTGATTTAACCCTTCCAGCAACAGCTCTTTCGACAACAACATCCTCAACAGGCTGAGCTCCTTGTTTTGCTTTTATATCACCTCTTGCTGCTACATTTAATCTTTCAAAATAATCTTCAAGATTTTTGCTATAGTTTTTAAGAGTTTCTTTAAATATGTTTAAATTTGTTTGTGTTGGATTTCTATCAGGGAACTGTGCTTTGAAATGTGCTTCAAGTTTTTCTGGACTTCTTAATATATCCTTAATCATTCCGTCTGTAACAAGATTTAAGTAGCTCCCATCCTTTAATATAAACTCAGTTTCTTTTAATACATCAATATCACCTTTTTGCATTTTCTTTACAAATATTTCGTCATCTAGCTTGTCAAGTATTTTAATTACTTTTTCTGCATTTGATTTTGTAAGCTTTCTATCTTTTCCTATTGAAGCTAATTGTACCTCTTTTTCAACAATTCTTTGCAAAATCTCAGTTTTTGGAACTAAATCACCTATATTATCTTTTACAGCTTTTAAAGATTCTAATTCTTTAGAAAGAGATTTTCCTTGAAGTTTGAGCTCAGTATCTATCAACTTTGTAATCTCTACATTTCCTTCATGTCCTTTCATTAACCGCATTGAGGCTCTAAGTCCTCCAATAATAAGCGCATTCTTACCAAGTTCTCCCCACCAATCATCACTTCCAAAAGATACTGCACCCTCCATATTCATTACAGTTGGTAAAGTAGAGAACATAGCCGCTTCAACCCCTACTTGAGGAACTTGGCCTGTTAATAATTTATTAACTTTTTCTCCAAATGCCGTATTGGTATATTTTTTAAGACCAGCAAAAGTATTAAGAGTTTTAAAAACCCCTCCTGCTATACCGCCTGTAGCAGCATACAAAGGAATTGATTCAAGGCCTCCCATTACTCCGTCTTGTATAACTTTTCCAGCGTCAATTGAACCAAATTTTTTCTTTTGCTCCGCCGCACTATGTACTGCTCCATGTGCTGCAGAAAACATACTTCCAGATATTCCCATTTCAACTGCATTTGTTGCAATGTTATGAGCTAAATGTTTTCCTGTTTGTATACCAGCTTCCGATGTTGTTTTTTTTACCACTCCATCTCTTAATCCTTTTAATGCATATTTACTTACAACATTCCTCCCTGCTGAACCTCCAATTCCAGCCGAAGCAAAAACAGCAAGCTCAATAGGTGATATCATGCCTACAAAAAATTGTCCTGCTTGCCTTATCCAGTCTGCTTCATAGTCAACATCTTTATATTTTTCTTCGCCATGTATCGCTTGGTATATAAGCCCAGACATCGACTTGTTATAAGCATCTTGCCAAAACTCTTCAGAAGCTCCAAAAGCTCCACCTTCCGTTCCTATCTCAGCTAAAGATGCTGTGCCAAGCCATTCAAAAAAACCAGGGCTTATGTCTACATCAGAAAGAGATTCACTCTGCCTTGGTTTCGTAGAAAACTCTGGAAATTCTTTATCTGGGTATTGAGATTTTATATCATTATAAATATCAATATCTTCCCATCCATGATATTTATATTTAAACTGCGATGAAGTTTTTATATTGTCTACTAATTCTTGAGGAGTCATATTTTATTTTTGCCAAGAAGGTTTATATGGAGCTTTTTCTAAATGTTTCCATTGGCCGTCCATCCAATATAATTTATTTCCTTTATCTGTCCAGTATCCAAGATGTATAACTGGAACTTTTTCTTCTCTTCCATTAATAATCATTTTTTCTATCTTTTGTTTTTTATAAGTTTCATTACTTCCCCATTCCTCAACTTTATTGGTTTGAGGGTTAAAGTAATATGGTTTTCCATTTGCCATTTTTATTTTTGGCCTTATATCATCTATTGAAATAACTGCAACGCTATCTGAAGAAAGTTTGTTGCCATCAGAATCAATATATATATTGTTATCTTTATCATAGCTTACTATATTAATTTTTTTATTAGTATTTTTGTTAATAAAATTTGATGTTTTAATAGATTCATCAAATTCTTTAGGTTTTAATGACTTTACTACTGTTTTTTCTATAGGAGTCGATATATCTAAACTTATTGAATACTCAGGAGGAGATATTATTTTTTTATCATCTTCTTTTTTATCCTCTTCGTCTTTTTTCTCTTTACCTTGACTATCTAGAAAATTGTCAACTGCATTATTTAAAATATTTTCATCTGTTGGAACATATCCTTTAGTTAAAGATGGATTATCGCTAAAATGAGAGCCATAAAACTCTTTGTGCCTTTCATTTAAAAGCTGAGCTAACTGTTCATACTCTTTGTATTTTTCCTCATAAAGAGACGCTGCTAAAAGAGTTCCAGGTTCAACCTCCCCATATTGTCCAAGTTCATCTTCTACTTCAGCAAAGCCTCCTCTCTCACCAGCATTAATATAATGATTGTAATACATATTTCGTTTTTGCTCTGCATCTTTTAATTTAGTTTGTATTAATTTTTGATGGTTCCCCATAAACACTCCAAATTGCTGAGGACTATATGTCATTAAAGCCACCCCAAACTCTTCATCAAAAGCTTGTATTTGTTCATCAGGTATATCGAATACATTTTTTTGTGCAAGCATGTTAAGCTTATTATTATAAAGATTTTTATACTGAGTAATAGTTGTTTTTAATAACTCTGGGGATATTTCGTCGCTACCTTTAAACTTAATATTGAGACTAGTAGCTTTAGTTAAATCATTTTCAAGTGAAAATAATTTTCTCATATTATTGTTAACTTCAGCCCAATCCATATCAAGAACATTTTTTGATGCCTTTTTAAAGGACTCTTGGTCTGTTATTTCAAGATTCATTTTATTTAATTCATCATAAGCTGTTTGACCTTTTTGCATGATGTCATATTTTTGGTTATATATTCCTTTTAAAACGTCTCCAGATAAATCATCTCCCATTTCATCAAAAGAAAGGTCTGCATTGTCAATTCTTTGCCTTAACGATTCCATAGAATCTATATCACTAGTAAGTTTTATTAAGTTTTCAAGATTAGTTGATTGGTTGGAAATTTTTCTTTCATTTCTAATATTTTTACGCTCTGCACTTTGTTGCATTGAATTAATTAAATCTATAATATCAGCAAATGAAGTAGTTTGCGTTCCTTCTGCTGCCCCATATGAAAATATATTTGGTTTTCTAGCCATTAAAACTCCTTAATAATTAAATAGTGCCCTTTATTCTTAAAGCAGTATCTCTCCATTGGTTCATAATATTTTGAACATTTTGCAACCCTGCTAATCTTTGTTGTCCTGTTTGAGCTAATACGTCAGACATACCTTTCCCATATACATCTTTAGCTGACTGAACGTATTGTTGTTGTTGCCCACTTCCTGCAAAACCACCAGCAGCTTGAATACCTTTTCCTCCTCCGATAGTTTCTTGAAGTTTTCCAAGCATTGACGCTCCAGATGCTTCAATCTGTGGAGAATAAGTTGATGCTAAACCAGAGGTAAGAATATCTGAAGAAATACCTTGAAATAAATGTGCTGGAAGGTCTTCTCCTCCAAGCCCATAATAAGACCTTAAAGTTGTTGATATTTGCTCTGGACTTAAATTTGCTAAATTCATATAAGATTGAGAACCAAAACCCATATCTTGCACTTGTTGTAATATATCTTGTAATAACGCCATTAATTCTCCTTATCTACCAAATTGTGAAAATAAACCTAATATTCCTTTTAAAGCTTCTCCAACATCACCTTTTCCAAATGGGTTTTGAGATGCAAATCTTGTACCTGATTTCTTTAAGAATGGCCCTAGCTTATCGAAAAATCCTTCAAATTCTAATGGATTAAAGTCGGGATTTTGTAACATAGACAATAAATCTTTTTCAGACAAATCAGCCAATTCAGGAAAACCTTCTTTCATTTTTTCTAAAAATTTACCTCTTTCTACTCCTTTGCCCATAGTCAAACTATCTAAAAATGATGGCTGAATATCCTTTATTAATTGAGCTTGCTCTCCAGAAAGCCCTTCAACGCCAGCAAAATCTTTTTTAAACAAATCACCAAAGCCCTCCATAGCTTTTCCTGATGCATAACTTGTTAATCCAGTTCCTAGCGCTGTTGTGAACAAGTCTCCAAATTTAGGCTTTGCATCTTGCGCTTGAGTAACTAGACCCCCATAATAATCTTCTGCTTTTGATAGATAATCTTTTGAGCCACCTTCACCTTTTCCTAGAAAAGTTTTACTCCATCTTGGGTCAATATCTTTAGCATATTTTTTCGCAGCTTGAGCTCTATCAAGCATATGTTTTGCGGATTTTTTTTGTTGTCTTGCTGCGTCTACACCTCCAATAACAGCTCCAGCAATAGGATTAATGATACTTATGATGCTTTTTAACCACCCTCTCCTTTTTTTCTTTTTTTGCCTTTTGGCTAATTCTGCTTGGGCTTTCCTTTCCGCAGCTCGTATATCCTCCAAATATTGCTCTTCCATTTTACCTTTTTGCTCAAAAGTTTTAATCTTAGACTCTCTTTCTTGCTGAGAAGTTTTCATTTGACTCTGTTCTAATTGAGATAAAGTGTCTGCTATTGCGTATGGGTTATATGCCATTAAATTAATCCTTTCATTATAAAATCCAGCTCTTAAATATATTAAATTTTATCGTCATATACAAATATCTATTCACCTGTTGTAATTGTTGCTGGTAATGCTACTGCCTTTACAAGTATAGGTGGTGCATGTAAACCTGATGTTCTAAATCTACCCTGATAAATTATTGAGGTACTGCCTGATAATTCATCTCCTGCTACATAATAAGTGTAAGATGTTCCTGCTGTTAATCCAGTAACAGCCCATTTTATATTAAGTGTATCATAGTCTGTTTCATCACTTTTATAACTACCAAAATCGTAAGTGTGAGTTTCGTTAATTTCATTAAAAGTTGCATTATCAGATAGAGCAAAACCAACTGTTGTGCTTGAGGAATAAATATAACAACTAAATACTATTTCTACATTACCACTTGGTGGTGCTACAAATGTAACACTAACATTAGTTCCTTGTTCTGTTTGAAGCACAGTCATAGTATTAGTAAGTGAAATTATAGCATCTGCACCACCATCACCATCATTTTGTATTCTTGTATATCCTAGTATCATACCTGCATAAGCAGAACCAGCAGAACTAAATTCAGTACCTGCTTTTTTAGCTTCAAATTTTCCATTATGTGAATCTAATATTATATCTCCATCAGCATCTACTACAAAGTCAGCACCTGAAAGTGCGCTATCAACAGTTGCTATTTGCAATCCTCCGTCGGCACTAATGTCAAATCTTGCGTAATCTGATAAATTGTCAGAATCATAAAGACTAACTCTACCATTTTTAACATTAAAAACCAATTCTCCATCAGGTTGCAATATTAAATTTCCTGCTGTTCCATCAGAATCTGCTGTAGCTATTGTCGTTTGACCATTTGCTTCGACAGTTAAAGTACATAAATCATCAGTGTCTCCTGCTAAATAAAACTTAGTTATTCCGCTATTCGGGTCTAATATAACATCGCCATCTACATCTAAAGTTAAATGTCCTACAGCTCCATCGTTATCTGCTGTTGCTATTGTTGTTGCACCATTTGCAGAAACAGTTAAGGTGCATAGGTCATTAGTATCACCTGCTTTGTAAAATTTAGTTATTCCGCTATTAGGGTCTAGTATTATATCTCCATCAGCATCCAATGTTAAATGTCCATACGCACCAACAGCGTCAATAGTCTTGATTGCTGTTGCGCCTGCAGAAGAAACTTCTATCTGCATATAATCATCAGCACCTCCTTGGTCATAAAAATTATACAAACCTGTAAATGAATCAAAATGTATTCTTCCATCAGCATCTAAAATCAAGGTTCCTAGCGCAGCATCACTATCTACAGTTGCTATTGTTGTTACACCGCTTGAATCAACGCTAAAAGTTGCATAATTGTCCGAATCATAACTTAATTTAAGTAAATTTGTTTGAGCTGATGTTTGCCAATTATCATCATAATCTGAGTTTCTTTTAATCTCAAGAGTTGAGCCATCATATAAAAGCGTTGGTTCTGCATCAAGTTTACCAAGTGAAGATGCAACTGTTAAAAGTTCATTTTCAGCAGTACTACTTATACTATCATGAGAATCATTCTCAGAATAATACCAAGTACCATTATTAGCTTCACAATCTTCTTTATTTGTATATTGACCTAAAGAACAATATGCTTGTTTGTAATTAATATCTTTAATAGATATACCCAAGTCATCAACAAATTCATCACTTGTTCTGTATTTAACAATGCCAGAATCACTTACAAGTATCTTGTCTGTATTATTTTCTGCGTTTATAAGTTTATTTATTGATAAAGAATTTGTTTGAAGCTTTGACATTGAAGCTCTATCGTGCTTTCTTAATTCTTCCATTTTATTTGCAACATACCACATACCACCAGCTTTAGTGCAAAGGAATACTCCTTTATTTAGTATTCTAGCTACAATTATATCGCCATCTTTTCCGAAATCATTTGTTGGAAAGGTATTTAATACTCGCGTTCTTGACCCTTTTATATGTAAGGGGTTCGCCATTATTTTAAACTTTTAGTTCTATAAACTATTGATATATCGTTTATTTCAAAGTCAGCTGGTATACCACCAGAAGAAATTCGCAATTGGAGTGAATATATGTTATTAAAATCTGATGGTGTTGTAAAAAACATTTCTGCTGTTTTCCATGCTCCACTTGTACTTAAAAGTCCATTTGTAGTAGCGTCATAACATGCTGTTGATGTACCTTGAAACCTAGACTTAGTATCATTAAATGTCAAGGAGAATGAATTTACACTATTAGTCGAAGTATAGATTTTAGCTTTAGAGTTAGAGTTAGTTTTATATGTTATATAAACTTTATATATCTTCTTTCTGACAGAAACATCTCCAAAAGTAAAATCTTTTGTTGTAAAAGTAAATACTTTAAGATTCCCATTGTCATAACCAGCATTAGTCCATTTTTTTATTAAATTATTTGCTTGTGTACTTGAAGCACCTCCATCATCGCCACTTTTAAAGCGATAATACAATAAATCCCCATCTGTACTTGTCATCATATTTGAAATAGCGCCTGATGAAGTTTGTGCATTATCTCCACTAAACGCTTTATTTAGAAAAGACCATGACTTTGTAGGGAAATGATATGAAACACCATCACAAATACCTCCTGATAGACTATCCATATCATCCGCTTCCCATTTTACTATAACAGTATCTCTATTATCAACATAGCCAATAACAGGAATTCCATCCAAGCTTGTATTACTTGCATACCAATAATTATTAGCAATTGTTGTATAATCAGATGTCTCAGGAATTCTTCCGTCAATTAAATTTGTCATACTTTTACCATCATATAAATGACATCCTCTTCTATTTGCCCACATAATACCATGAGGAGTAGTTACGACTTGGCATTGTTGATTTACTCCTACATTATTCAATGTATCTTCTAAAAATTCATAATCTCCAGAAGTATTTATTATAAATACTTTTCGTTTTTTAAATTGAAGCAATTTATCTTGATAATAAGCAAGTGCTGTAATTTCATCACCATCATTTATCGCTACGTCAATAAAGTTTGACGCTGGTAATATATTATATTTCCCAATAGGAGATTTAATCATTCTATCTCCGTATATTTTTCCATTTTGTTTTATATTACCTACATACAATCTGCTGTTAGCAACAACAGCTGTTTTATACTGCGCTATTAGAGTAGATTCAGATACAGCATCTTTTTGAGACACCATAGTCTCTGACTCATAACTATTTACTTCATTGAAATTTTTAAAATTCTCTCTACTTAAATTCCATGTTGTGAAACCATTTGCCGTGCTATAAACTCCTTCAGACGTTTCACTTGATGTTGTTGAATAAAGTCTATTATTCTCATGATTTACATAAAATTGTAAATAATAAATATCAGACTCCGTGTCTCTCATATAAAACTTTGTTTTCTTAACATAAGGATTTTTTAATTGAGAATCTCCTATTTGTACTATCACAGTAGGACATTCTCCTATTTGAATGCTTTGAACCCCATCAATAAAGCCTATTTGTGAATTTGACTCTTGAATATGCGACTCTTCATCAAAAATATTAACAGAAGTTGTAGCAACTTTAAATATCCTTCCTCCCCATCCTGTAGAGTCAACCGATTCAGGTACACCAAATACAAAATTAACTTGAGATTCTGTACCGCTTCCAATTAATTGTTCTGCATTTTCTTCTGAATTATCATTGTAAAAGTTTAAATCAATATTTTTTATTCTAAATCTTGAAAATAAACAAGGTATAATAGTTTCATTATTTTGAGTATAAAGACTGTATTCATAAATATAGCCTTGTCTCCTAAAATCATAAGAGCTAGCAAAACTTCTATTATGGTTCCACATACCGCTCTGACCAGTATCATTTGTATGTTTATGACCCACCCATCCTGCTTCTCCAAAAGCTGGGTCAGCATCTGTATGGTTTTGGTCGGTATATGATTCAAATAAAGATATAAGAATATTGTCTGATTTTTTTATTTCATTTATTGGTATTCCTAAGTCAATTTCAATATTAAGTTGATACAACCATGGTCTTCCAATCGCTGCTATGCCGAACTGTGTCTCTATAGATTTAACATACCCGTTTTCATCTATCAAATCTGCTTGATTGTAATTCATAGCAAATCCTCCACCGAAGTTAACACCTGGGTCCATAAAAAGCGCGTCAGGCGCATATGCAATTTTTTTTGAAATTATAGTACCTGGTTTATAGGAAAGTTCTTCGCCATTTTGCAACTTGTTCTTTATATTAGTTTCACCATCATCATTTGGGTGTAAAATACCCACATGTAGTAAAATCACTGGTGGCAACCAGTGAGCCTCATTATACCACCTTCTATAAGATTGTGTGTACTCCATTTTAAGTTTTATTTTACTAATAGAATTAAGCTGTGAAGGACATACTTGGTTAGGAGATGCGCTAATTGTACCAAGACCATCTATTTCATATTCTGTTGTATTATCGCCTTGTATGACAAATTGCACAGGCCATCTTGGGTTCTGATGTATATTAGTTTTATATCCTTCAACATGAACATTTGATTTAAGATTAGAAGGATTAGAGCTGTTCCATTTCGTAGAGTCAGTAAAATCACCTTCAAATTTTATATCTGACCAACCTCTATTTGATAAAGTGACCTCATCTGATTGAACTAGAGCATAAGGACCACTTCCAGTACCACTTCCACTTCCATCATCTATATTTTGACTAAACCACGGAAGAGTTGTGTCGTACAGATATTTACGAGTTTTATCCCAATGACCACCACTTTGTGTATAAGTACTTTTTTGGTCATCATTTGGCCATCCTCCCCCAATTACTTTAGTTATATCTTCATCTCCTGATGCTCTTTGAGTGAAATGTCTTATAACAAGACCATTATACTTCCCCTTCATATTACCACCTGTGCCAGATTGAGTAAGACTTGCTGTGCTTCCAGAATCATAAATACCAAAAGCATCTAATGGCCATCCACCAGGTCTTGTGTGGTCAGCTGGTGATGCAACTGCAACAGGCTCTCCGTTTTCACCATCATAATAAGCAGATTCGTCTGTTTTCCCAAAATATAGATTAGAATAATATGCATTTAAATATGGAATAGCATTATAATTGAAATTACTTTGATTATCAGAAGCGCTTTCCGATACACTAAGAGAGGTAGGGCTTGCAATTACAGAATCTTTTGAAACCCATCCATCATGAATATGTGTGTTGAAAATAGACGTATCTTGGTAAAATAATAATTTATTTTTATTACCTGATTCGAAATTAGCATCGCTTATTTTTAACATTCCATTAATATAAGTATATACTGGCTTTGCATTAATGCCTTGCCAATTTATAAAATTTGTCAACCAAGTTCCTGTTTTTGAAGAATATAAAGAGATATCAGAATACCTAGAGTTATTATTTGATAATAGTGTAACATTATCTCCTTCTTGTGAGCTTAATCTTATATTATCAAAGTAAACTTTCTGGGTATCTGTGGAGCCAAGAGTATTACTTGCTATGAATCCATAATCTCCTGCATGTAATTTTAAATACCAAGTATCAACTTCGTTGTAAGAACTTGGAACTTTAAAAGACATATAATATTTTGTAAAACTTCTTATATCTTCTTTAAAAGGATTTGAATTATTTTGATTATTAGACATTGTAACTAAATCATTATGTGCTTTGTAAATAGTAACTCCGTGTAAGCGAAATTCGCTATTAGGATGTATTGGAGCAAATCTTATTTCAATCGCAGTTTTATCATAAACACTTTCTACAGTAGTCGCTGCTTTATTCTTTCCTACATTAAATTTAATATAATTTGTATTATTGGTATTTACTCCTCCAATTAAAGAGTTTGTTTCTACAGGAAATTTATATGAAACATTTTCAGTAGAAGACCTTGTTGCGTGAAGCCTAGTCCAAAATTTAATATATGAATCATTTGTTTTATCATATATTGCATATTGCATACCAGTATCAGAATCATATAGAAAATTTAGATGATATGGAGTTAGGTCATCAAGAGAATAATCAGTGGTATTTTCTATATATCCGCTTGGAATATTACTTGAATGAGTAAAAGTGTTATCGGAAACCATTTTTAATGTTCCATGTTGCCCATTATACCCATCTGCGTCAAGTATACTTGTAGTTATTCCTGTGGCATGACCTGAAGTTGTCCATTCGCTTGTAGCTCCAGCTGCAAAATCACCATTGTCAACAAAATTATGTTTTCCAAGAGAAATATATCCATCTTGGTCTGAAGCTGATACCCATTTATTTTCATATAAAGATAAACCTGTTCTATTAACTGATGCTACTTTAAGGGTTGCGGTGTTGCTTGTACTTCCAGGGTCAGTAAACGTTATTTCTTCATCAACGATGTATCCCTGGCCTTTTGATTCATTTATAAAAAAAGTAGGGTTTCCACTTCCGTCTGTTTTTATATTAGGAGAAAATCCTGTGCCTCCTGGGTCTCCCAATGTTGTTGAATCTTGTGTTATACCTTGATATGTTTTATTTGCTTCCCAAGTTCCACTTAAATTGCCTTCTCCAGTTGTTGGAGTCAAGTCATCAACTGTAGTAACGCAACCACTAGCATCTGTAACACTAGACGAATATAATTCTACCCAAGGAACTTTATCTCCATACGACGTACCACTTCCAGCCTCAACTCCATTTGAAATAGAGTTTGTCCATCTTTGTCCTGCAGCACAATCAAATGTTAAATAATATTCAATTCCAGGTTTAAGAGTTAATTGTGTTGTATTAGCGTGAGTATTGGCTGGATATTGTATATATCCTAAATTTATAGATTCATTGTCGGCTGCTGTTCCAGCTGTGAATATATAATAACTATTTTCATTTATTGATGTAAGAGCTTCATAAAATGTTGAAGTTCCATTTGTAATAAAGTCTTTTTTTGCTGCCACTGTGCTAGCTCCAACAATACCACGCCAATTAGCATCAGCCTTCCATCTAAATATTATATATTTTGATGCTGTTGTTAAAGCTATATCCCAATTTTCAGAACAAGTCAATATAGGAGGTGTAGAATCAACAGTTGCTGTATTACTATTTATATATCTTGTTTGCCCAACTCCAGCACCAGCATATATTAATACACACATTCCTGCAAATTCATTTGTAGAACCTGTATATGAGGCCTCCAGCTGACACGTGGCAACACTTGTTGATGCAGGCGCAGATACAGTTCCTGTTTTTATACCAGATGAAAAACTACCATCAATTTGACTTATAGAATAATCAACACTAAACTGAAATAATCCATATCCTTTTTGAAAGTTTTCACTCGTATGGTACTCAGTTGCTATATGGTCTTGACCCATACCAGCAGCACGTATTACTCCAGCTTTATCTACAATAGCATTCCAATTTTGCGCAAATTGATTATCTTGTATATCCTTTGCGTCAGAATATGCATTTAATCCTGCGGAAAAATCAGTTACTTGTAAAACTTGTTTTGGCATTATTTTCCTTTAATTTTATCAACGATAGGTTTTAATACCATATCCCATACTAAGTCATCTTTTTTTGATGGTGATAGTTTGATTGCTTTTTCTATAACATATAAAGCTAATAAAACCCATTCCCAATTTGATGTTAAAAACGATAGCATATTATTCTCCTTTGTTTAATTAAAATCTTGCTTTTTTACCAAATCTATCTTTAATACTTTTTACCTCAGCAACATCCTTTTCAATCTCTTCAATGACTTTACCATATTTATTTACTTTTTTTTGAAGAACTTCCATTTGCTTATCGAGGTCATTTGGTTTCTCAACATAATCTAATACTTTGTCAAGTTTAAATTGTTTTAAAACTTGTTTCATTACTAAGTCTAATACTTTTTTTACTAATATTCCTTGTAACATTTAAGCTCCTATATATTGTCAATAATTGCTGCGACTATACATTGAATTTTAGCAATACCTGATGTTCCACCTTTATTTTTAACGCCTGAGATGCAATTTATATCAGCAATTGTGCAGTTAGGTTTCCCATACCAAGATTCGTTAGGCCCTATTTCAAGGCAAGTACTACTGTCGTTAGCTGCAGGTGTTCCATCAAAATTTAAATATACACTATCATCTGTATTGGATGTAGTTCCATCATCTTCATAGCCAGTGTGCTTTATAAATAAAAATTTAATTTTATCTGCTACAGCAGTTGTATGCATTAATTCTGCTGCATCTGCTCCCGTCGAGGCTCCAAACTGCATATAACTTGCTCCAGTATCAATTAAGTTTGCGCTACTTGTCTTAACGTCTGTAAGTTTATAATACCAACCTTCAGTATCATTTGCAGGAGTATATTCGAAAGATAAATCCTTTAAAGTTTTTTGTATTTCATCAGGCAATAAAACTGCCTTAATTGTCATTGTAGCTGCATCAGCCATATTTTACTCCTTATTTAAAAAACCTATCACCATAAATTACTAATATACCACTTATAAATACAAACCAGAATCCAAGCAAGAATGCAGTATATGGCTCCAATTAGAATCTCCAATTCACACCTGTGCTTATATCATATTCTTCTCGACCATAGTAATTTAATTTAGAACCCTCAATAAATACCCCAATATGATTTCCAAGCTTTGCTCCAACCAGAACGCCAATATCATATTGCTCTTCATCACCACTATAAGATTTATCTGTCAAACCAACAGAGTGTGGAAATGAATTGACCCAGATATGGGAATAAAAAGCTTCATTCCCAAGATAAAAATCTAAACCTATTACAACGCTTGCTTCTGCTTGCCATTCTTTTTCTTTATTATCTTCATTATACCTTTTAATAATATTCGGCATATGATATTCATAAAATTCTGAATCTGAGTATGCTACAACATTAGAATTAGGGTCTTCCCAATAATAATTAGCATCTTCATAATAATATATCCAATAACCTTCTTCTGTTATAGGGTCGGTTTCAATCCAAACATAATAATTGTCTATTTCATCATTTTCATTTAAATCATGCAATGGTACTAGATAATCTGTATATCCATAATCATATGCAAGTTCCCACCAAGGATTTTCATAATCATTATATGCAGGATGACCATATATAGGATGACCCATAACATTTCCACCAAGTGAAACTATTACTGGACCTAAAGATAATTTATACCTTAAATCTAAAGATGTAAATTCTAAATCTCTACTTTCTTTATTTAAATACTTAACTTTTGTTATAAAGTGTTTATTTGACCATTTAAGCCAGTATTCTTGGTCAAAGAACTCGTGACCTCTATTTCTTACAGAACTTGCTGAAAAAAGGTATTCTAAGCCATCTACAGCACCAAATAATGCCTTGTCACTAAGTGCCTCTTCGTCTCCATTATAAAACTTACTACCTTTTTGATATGGGAATAGCGCAATTTTTCTTACTCCTACATTATATTTGTAATCATCTTCAAGTTCTATATTGCCTTTTATATAGGGCGTACCCATAGAAACAGAGCCATAAATAGTCGCATTGCTAAATATGCCACCAAACAATAAATTGCAAGACGCAACCACATACACAAGATAATTTTTAAATCTTCCATAGTTCATTACTAAAATCTACTCCCTCCAGAGTTACGTTTTTCAAGTTTAGTTAGTCTTTCTTCAAATGCATCTATTTTATCTGATAATGCATTTATTGAATCTTCGATTCCTGATAAATCAACTTCAGGTATATCTATTTTTTTATTCTTTAATTTTTCTAATTCATTCTTGATGTAAGTTAAATCAGCAGCTAAAGGAGATAATGTGCTAGCTAATTGTTTTATTTCTGTAAATGTAGTTTTAAATTCTTCAAGTTGATATGTAATCAATTTTAAATCTCCCATTGATTTTATATCTTCTATTTCACTAACAACCATTTGATGCTCTAATCTATTTGGACTATTATTTGATTTAAGCTCATTTAATTGTCCTGTTATGCTAAAATATACACCACAAGCAGATACAAGTATTGCGCCCATTGTGGCAATGAACTTGAGGTCAAATGTAAATTTAGACCCTTCTCCGATTTCTGTTGGCATAATTTTTTTCTCCTCTTTCTTTTCTTTTATAGTTTCTCTAACTTCTACTGATTGTTCATTTAGAGCTTCTGCTACCTCATCGACAGTAACATACTTCATTTCAATTAATATTTTACCAAGTGGTACTGACCTACTATAATTAATAGCTTCTTGAGCTTGTTTGCTCAAAGCTGAGCGAAGCTGTTTCTTATTGATATAGCCTTTAAGTAATAATAAGTCACCTATTTTCATTTTACGTCGATGCTGCTATTACTTCTAATTTAACCTCATTAGCACTAGGGTCAATCAAGATACTTTCTAAATCATGTAAGGTTGTTTGAACACTAGCATCTGCATCGTAAGCTGCTATAGAATCATGCGGAGTTCCCATAACAAAACTTTCTCCTGCCGCAAGTAATATTGTAGCCGTTTCATTAGCTGCGCTAGCTCCACTCCCACTTTCAGTTACATCAATTTGTAAATTAACATTTACTGAATTTGAAGAATCAAGATTAGTAACTCTAATATACTTAACATTTTGAACATCCATTGAAGAATCAGTAACATCAACAGTTACTCCTGTTCTTAATATTGTAGTATCTACGTTTGCTGGACATGTGACAATTCTTTTATAAATATTATTAATGCCAGAAACTGAAAATGAATTTGTACCACCAAACTCTTGACCATTTAATGTTATTGATTCTGTATGCGTTACACTTAATGTCGCCATTTATTTTCTCCTATTTATTGCCATCTATGAGCTCACCCCATAGTGACGTTATTCCTTTTATTATTTCTACAACTTCTACTTTATAATTTCCATTACTATAGAAATCGATAATTGCAAAAGCATGATTCCAATTAGTAAGATTCCCTCTTAACCAATCTTCATCTTTTTCAATATCTTTCAAACAACCCATACTCCAAGCGCTCATAGTTCCACCTACTCCTGTATCTGTATATCTTTGTAAATCATGAGTATGACCATACATAATACTTTCTTTATAAGAATTTAAATGCGCTTTAGCATGATGCATTCCAGTTTTATGACCATGAGTAAAATTAAGTTTACCTATTTTTAAAAGTTTTCTTCTAAAATAAGGATGATATTTATACCCACGTTCTTTTATCCTTAATGCATTTTCAGTCTTATAGTGACTTAAATAGGGGTATCTAGTTACAAAATTATCTAACCATACTTCATGATTTCCTTGAACAAAATGTCTTACTTTACAATTAACTTCATCTAACGCTTCATCAATTATATCCATACCTTTATTAACATTTTTTACATCTTTATCTAATAATGGAATTAAATCTTCCATGGGTTTTTTATTTCTACCCTTCCAATAATGATTGCTGAAATGCTCCCATTCTCCAGTATCACCTAAGTCTATATATATACTAGGTTTTACTATTTTAATTGCTTTACAAACAATATTAATTGCTTTTTTATCATGCAATGGAAAATGTTTATCTGGAGTAACAATAGCTCTATTGACTATCTCCATTTTTCTCTTGGCCATGTATACCTCTATTTATTTCAAAAAACTATTTACTATCTTTTTTATCTTCGAGAACTTTATTTAAAGCTTCTATAGAACCAATAGCTTTAATGTATATTTCTTTTGCTTGTTCTCTTTGACTTTCGTAAAACTTTATTTCCTCTTCCAACTTCTTTTTCAAGTCGCTCATTTATTCCCCTTATTTATAACCTTGGTACGCTTAAACTCCTTACCCCACTTTTTCTTGAAGGATATTGTTTCATCATTTTTTCATACATCGCTCTAAAATATTGTGATTTTTGCAAATCTCCAGCATCTTCAAATAATCTTGCTTTTATATAACATACAATAGAAGGATGTAAACCTGAATCTAATTTTAAATCATCATACATATCATCATCAACGCTTTTAGCTTCTGGATATTTAGCGTGATAATGTATCTTTAAACCATTCGATATAGTTGAATCACTATAAGTATCATATTCACCAGCATTAAAACCCGCATCATCGTCTGTTGATGTTATTTTATTTACAATGCCTAAGCGTGTATCGTCATTATACCAAGCAAAATAATCATTAGGATAACTTCTTTTATTAATAGCCATTAATAATCATCTCCTTTTAATAATTTGTGTGAATTTGCCAATCTTGGTATCATAACATATCTATCGTTTGTATCTTTTATTTCAACTCTAGTAATATCAATCATATCATCACTTATATTATACCATCTCTTATCTTCTTCTAAGTGCATAGTTTTTTCTTCTAATAAATGTTGCTTTGTTGAGCCAATATCAAGTAATGCATCATTAATTAATTGGAGCATATAACCTTCTGATTGTCTTCCAAAAATATGCTCTATTTGTTCTATTACTCTTTTTACTTTCATTATCTAGCTCCTTGTTTTTGAGGAGGGATTATACTACCTGTTTGTAATGCCATAACACCTTCTTGGTACTGAGCTTTTAAGGTTGAAATCACTGGAATGTATAACTCTGCGTCCTCCTCTATGGCAAGTAAATACTCTGCTGCAGTTATTGAAGCCCTAAGAACAACTAAGTTTTCAGCTTCATCAGGAAAATTAGCTATTATTGTTTTTTGACAAATATCATAAGTTTCAGTATCGCCAGCTGTAAATGTCGGATAGTTAACATGATGCACATATGCAACTTGTATTGATTCGGGAGTTGGTTTAACATACAATGTAGCTGACTTTCCATCAGAACCAGATGTATTTGGGTCAACCCAATAAACTGGGTCTGTGGCGGTTGCATAATATAAACTTGAGGAATCGGTTGTCAATCCACTATATATTGGGGGAATCTCCCTACATGCTATTTGGAACCCATCTGAGTCTGCTGATAATCTTGTTACAAATAAAATATCTCCTGATGAGTCCATATCCATTGTAGTTGTACTATTATTTAATGTAGTTGTTGTTGCACACTTCATTTTCAACTTAGGTGGAAGTATATTAATTACTTCTCTTGCTGCGTCAGTCATCCATTGAGCTGCAGACTCATCAAAGTCATCACCAGTTTCAGTGTCGGTAGTGCCATCTGCATCAAAGCCTGTTAAGGCATGTATTCTAGCTGCAAAATCTAAAGCCATTATCTAGCATTCCTTTCCGCTATATCTGCATCCATTGTCGTTTGGGTAAACTCTACTTGAGTTTGGCCACTCCAAGTTGTTCTCATATTTATATGGTCAGAAACTTTAGAATTACTCGTTCCAAATATCTTGCCACATTCACATTGTTTAACAAGATTTTTAATGACCTCAACTTTATTCCCACAATCGCAATAATAAGTTCTCATTATTTATTTTTCCTACTCTGCCTTCTTTGTTTTCTTTTTTCTTGTCTTTTTTCTTTTTTTGTTTTTTCCTTTGGATTACGCCTTATATTTCTATTCATAAAATCTGCTTCTTCTTGCGTGTAATGACCGGATTCAACAAGTCTTTGTCGCCTTGCTTTAACTCTTGCGTCAAAATCTGCATCCCTTTCTTCTTTAGTTTTTTCTTCATCTGGAATCGAGAGATGACTATAATCATCTACATCTCTTCCTACAACTCTTCCACCTTTTTTATACATTCCAATTTCGTTATATCCAGTTTTTCCTCCACCTGCATATATTTGCTGACTTCTTGTTGCACCATCTGTTTTACCATTAGGTGCATAACTCAACTCCCAATTTGGGTCTGTATCAGCAATTTGCTTTGCTCTTTGAGTACCCTCAGATGTATATGGTTGTTGTGAAACAACATCACCTGTAGTTTTATCTTTTACTGTTGGCATTATTTTCTCCTTTTTTTTGCGTCAATACTCGGTGGTAATTTACCATGAGTATTTATATAATTCAAGTATGGCTCAGTATCCTTGTTAACCGAACTCTTTTTTATAATATATTCACCACCTTCAACATTAATAGTGATACCACCTTTTGAATGCGGTTTTCCTTTTAACTTAGCCATAATTAACCGCCTGCGATATCGTCTTCTAAGACAACAATAGTGAATACTCTATCACCTTTTAATCTACATGATGCAACTGAAATTACTTCATCTATATCTGTACTACTTCCTCCTGCGTCAGCTGCTTCTAAGTAATTCTCAACTTCTGCTGCCATAGTTCCTTCAACTGAATCTGTATTTGCAGTAGGGTCTTGGATAAATGATTTAGCTCTAAAAACATGTCCCATATATTACTCCTTACGTTTCTACAGTTACTAAAACAAAAACTCTATCACCACGCAACGATGAACAAGCAACTTTTATTTCTCTTGCTCCAGCAGAACCCGCAGGCGTAAGTGATGTTAAATAATCTTCAACTTGTTTAGCTAAAGAGTCTATTCCTCTCACATCAGTATCTGTGTTATCTAAGGCTGTTGCATCTCCTATGAACGATTTTGAAACAAACGCCATAATTACTCCTTAATATTTAATGTTAAAATTTTTAGTAGATTCAGGAGCTGCCCTTTATACGACAACTCCCATAGTTCTACAAAACTATTAATCCTTATTGATTTGGATTATGAATTAGTAAATAGAGCTGTACCAGTTGTGTCTGCATCATCAGAATAAACACATCCAGAAACCATCCATTCATCAGCGGTAATCTTTATAACCTCAATCCATGAGCCTTTTTCACCACCTGTGTCTGCTAAGTTTCCATCAAGAACAATCTCGTAATCATTTGCTGCTGGAACTACTGCATGACCATAGCCAGCTGTAGTTGATGCTAAAATAACACCTCCAACAAAATCATCACCACCTGAATCAGCGTCATCACCTGTTTTAATCGTATATGCATTATCATTTGTTGTTTGTACTATAAATTTATAGTGACAACCAATAGAACAATTAGCATCAGTAGGTAATGTAACTACTACAGCGGATGTTGAATTTAAAGCAAATACCTTACCACTATCATCTTGTGTAAGGGTTTTAGTAGCGTTAATAAACTCAAAGCCACCTACGCTTGCATCAAAGTCATTACTATTCGGATTTAATTTATCACTTCTCATTATTCATATCCTCCTTATATTTGATTAATGTTAATCAAGGCATGAGTTTCAGGAAGAGATACTTCAAGACCAGCTTCGGTCAATATCATATCTTTTCTTAAATCTTCATCTGCTTGTTGAACATTAGTTGTGATTGAAGTGTCTCTATTAACACCATTACCAACAAGAGGTCTATATGAAACATGGTCAAGGTCAACAAAGGCCATATGCCCTGAAGCGTTGTTTCTGAACAATGGTTCTTTAACAATACTACAGTCACCATGAACTGTTTCAATCTTCATAACTTTATGACCAAATGAACCTTTAGAAGATTCAAAATTATATCTTGTTTCACCACTCATACTTAATTCACCAAATCCACTTATTTTATTAAAGTGAGATACTACTGGAAGAGATGCTAAACATAATTTGTTTGCTGAGCCACCCCTTGCAGGGTCATACATAACTTCAAAAGCTGCAAGCAATCCATCGTAATTCATTTCAGCAGTTGTATACATACCTAAGTATGGATTACCTTCTGAATAAGAACCTATGCTTCCATCGGTAATTGTACCATTTTGAAGTATATGCCCAACAATACCTTCAGTATACTGAATTCCACCTTGTGAGCCTCTCATACCGAAAAGCAATGCTCTTTCAATGTCAACTTTATGTTCTCTTAATTTAAGATTCCATAACCTTGCCCATTCATCAGCGTATCCACGATATACTGTTGCTCTAGCTGTATTAGACATTTCGCAAGCTGTTTTAAAGATTTGAGTATACCCATAATCATTATCAATCTCTTGAGACCATACATCTGGAGCACCTGAACCTTGTTCATATGATGTACCAATTACTACACAATCACCGTCATCATCAAGTGTAACTGTCGAACCATCAACAGTTTGAATTGTCTTAACAACTATTGATGTATCAGCTGAATTGTGAGTAACAGATTCGATTCTACCTGTACCTTGTAATAAAGGTTCATTAGCATCGCCAATTGTATTTTTATTTTGTGCAAATTGAACAACCATACCTTTAATTAACCATGGCACTGTTGCATCAGAACCACCAGATTGCATATCTACAAGAACTGTAGTATTGCCACCTGGAGCTGCTAATGTTTGCCCTCCATCAATTTGAAAGCTTCTATCAGTGATAGAAACCTTTGTTCTATCTTCCAAAAATCTGAATTGAGAATCAGATGTTGGAACTTTTCCTACTTTAGACAAATATACAAAAAACGGAGATTCTTCTGGAGCTAAGTCTGCGACCCTATCGCTAAAATCATACAACCGTCTAGTACTTAACGAAGCACTATCTGTTGTTGCACCACCAGGAGTTCCGAATTGTACTTGTCCACTATTAAAAGTAGCCATTATTTTCTCCTTAGTTTATATTTTATAATACATTGCTCCGACTTCCACCTTTAACAATAGCATCCCACATTGAATCTTTTTCATCTTTTTTAAGAGGTTGTTCTCCATTTAAAACACCACCTTGTTGGGGAACATTCTGATTTTGACGAATCGAATCAAGTGGATTAAAGTTGCCTTCACTATTATTTTCACCTTCAGTCGGCTGTTGAGTTACAGCTTGCCACATATTAATAGCACCATCAATACCATAGTCAGCAGGATTTTTACTAGCAAATTCTATAAATGAATTAATTTGTTCATCATTTAATCCTCTGTTAGTAAGTTCGCTTTTAAGTTGGTTCATTCCAACTTGCTTTTGAACACCAGCTACTTGTTGTTGAACTTGCTTATTAACTGTGTCTTGTAACTCTTGTTGTCGAAATAAATACGACTTAGACGACGGGTCATTATAGGCTTCCCATGGGTCAAACTCATCTTTAGATAATTCAATTCGTTCAGGTTGAGTTGGTTGACCACCCTTTAACATATTTCCTACTGCACTTGCTATGTCAGGTCGTGATTCCAACATTTGACCAATCTGCTCGTATTGTTTTAACTTTTGATTTTCAGCATAAAGTTTATCTTTTTCTGACTGGTGATACTTAGCTTGAGATTCCCAGTCATTATTAGATTCTTGCTGTTGAGCTCCTTCATCTTGCCCTACATTATCATTAACTTGACCTTCTTCAAGATTGTTATTTTCTAATGCGTTATCCATTTACTCTCCTTTTTTTTGCAATCTCTCTAGCTTTTCTTGAGCTTGGCCACGTAAACGTAACTTCTCTGCTTCGAGTTTAACTGCGCTTTCAAGTTTTCCAACTGCCAATCTATTTGCAGATTTGGATTCTGATTCTTGTGATTTAAGTTCACTTTTGAATTTCTCAACTTCTGTACGTTTTCTAGCTGAGATAGACTCTCTATGAGCTGTTTGTAAATCACCTTCTAAATTCTTAACTGCTTCTTGAGCTTGTTGTAATTGTGCTTGTAATTGTTGTACAATGTCCATTCTTTGTAATACCCCTTCTTTATCGAATATATCAGTTTTCATTAATGCTTCAGTTCTATCAATAAGTCCTGCTTGATAAGCTTCCATATAAATAGACCATTCACCCCATCTATTTGAAGGCATTGTTGAATTACCAATAATATTTATATCGTATTGTCCAATAGTTAAATCATTCATCATTTCACCAATTGCTTGAGATTTATCGTCATAATGATTTACCATATATTCACTCATATCATTATTTGGTTGTACAACTCTAAATACTTTTCTATATGTATAATGTTCTTTTGCTAGATTATATATAACTTGACCTAATCTCCTTAAAGAACCTTCAATATCTCTTAATTTTGATTTACTTCTTCTTTGACCAAAGTCTTCAAGCATCATAGTAGCTGAAGATGTTTTTGGTGCCACTTCAGTATTACCTTGCATCATTTCAAATATGCCCATATTTAAATCGATATACTTTTCAATTAATTGTGGTAATTGCATAACAGAATTAGATAATGGTTGAGGAGATGGGAAATGAGGCTCTCCAAATGACGGGTCATATTCAATTGTTGCATTTGGATTTGCCCAATCTCTTTCCAACTCTTCTATATCATCAACACTTCCTTGTGGTATTAATAATTTTAATCCCGAAGATGCTTGTGCATGAGATGTAATTAAAGACATTGTTTTATTTAAAAATCTTTGAAAATCTTTATTTTTTCTAACATCGCTCATTGGGTATGGTGTGTTTGTCCATATATTTGGAACAGGTACAATTGGATATTTATCAGTATTTAATATCATTTCATATAAAACTATTTGCCCAAGAGTGCATGTTAGTTTAATTCTTGTTTGTTGGACTTCTACAATATCAAGCATGCCTTGTTGCATTGCTTGTTGTACTTTTTTATCTTCTATAAATTTTTGCAAGTTTTCATTATCAAGTATTCTTTCTTCTTGAGTTTCCATATTTAAAACTCTATAATAAGGAACCTTAATTTTTGAAAAATGTTCAATTAACTGGTATTTTTCCGACCCTTCGCCTGTATCAAAATCTTTAATATGGTCAGGCGTAAATGAACCTTTTGTCCTTTGGTTTAAAGGAGAAGGGTAAGTTTCATCTTCATGGTAGCCTTCAACCTCATCAATAAGCATTTTACCACTTTCCTCATCAACTTCCGCTAATTGAGGGTATAAATCTAATAATTGAAATTTTGTAAATATAGTAGATAACATCATGCCCGTTGCGTCATCAAAATATCTACTTCTAGCATTAGGGTCAACAACTACTCTAAATGGGTCAACATATGTAAATTTAACTTCACCCCTACCATAATCAGCTTCTCTATCAACATATGCATAAAAATAACCTAATCCTGTAACAGCATAATCATGTATTACTTGCTTAAATATTTCATTACCATCGGATACATTCCATATATACTCAAGTATTGTTTTCCATACATTAGCCAAATCACTATCAGAGTCTTCTCTTGGCATTGCGGAAAATTTTGGAGGTTTAGATGTTATGATTGCTTTAAATTGTTCAATAGCTGAATATATTCTATCAAGAGGTATATTTGATTGATTTCTTGCTTCAAGCTCATCAGCTTCAGATGCTGAAAAATGATTTCCTAAATAAAAGTCAATATCCTCTCTCGCATGGTCTTCCCACTCTTTTCTAGCGTCTGACCAACGCCTCCAAAGTTCTCTTACTTGTTCTACTCTTTTATCCTTTTCTATCATAACTCGTAATATAATACCTTTTTTTTAATTTATCAATAGCGTGAACCTGTCATCCAATTATATCTTTTTCTAGGTTTTTCCCATTCATTACTTCTGTTTTTAACTTTTTTTGCTTTTCCAGCTTTTTTATTTCCTTTTGCAAATTGAGTCGAAAGCCAGAATGCATCAATAGTATCATCATGTGTTCCTTTTGGAAAATCAAGTAATTCTCCAATAAATTCATGCATATCTTTCTTTAAATGTACTGCACCAGCTTTAAACATTGGTTGAAGTCCTTCAAATAATCTATCTTTCTTTTTTTGATTACCATACCCTTTAATTCCTTGTTCAATACCAGGAAGGAATTTACCTTCTCTTTTACTTCTTTTATGTACATAATCTCTTAACATTTCTTGATATGATATTGTTTCAATATTTATTCTTTTGATTTTTTTATATCGTTCTGCAATTTTAAATATCTGGTCTGCGCAGTCCATTGGTAATACTCTTTGTCTCCAATACTCAATAACATAATAATCATAATCAGCGGTAACGCCAATAACCATAATAACGCTATAATCGTTCCTAGTAGAAAGCGTTGAAGCAGGGTCAACTCCGATGTATATATTGACATATTCTTTCCTCCCATCATCTAGTGTTAAATACCAAGAATCACATTCTTCATCAAATTTTAAACTACCTTTGTAAAAACTACTAGTTATATCTTCTTCACTAAAGATTTGGTCTTCAGGAGATTTTGCTTGATTCATATATTCTTGATAAAATTTAGCAGGAGTACCAGAATCTATATAAAATTGTTTTCTTTCTTCTAATTTTTTAAGAGGCCAACGTGATGGCCATAGTGGAGTACCATCATCAAGTATAGCTTTATATGTAGTAACATCCCACGAATACTCTTCACCACTCTTCATAGCAGCGTGATGATTTCTAACTAAACCATTTAAAAAAGCATCGTAGTGAACAATCGTACCATTACACCATAAAAATCCACCTTTATCAAAATCAATAGCTGGATATACCGCAGCAGTCACCCAGTTCTTAATATGAAGTCTTGCTTCAGGAGTTTTTGTATTTAACTCTGATTCAAAGTCATCAAGTATAATTCCAGTATATCTTGTGGATAATTGCTTTTTACCCCTCAATCTTTGAGCTGTTCCTTTAGCAATCATCCTACAATTATTTTTCAATACAATTTCGGTTTTAGTCCACTTATCACCTTGCAAGTCACCAAAATAGTAATGAATTGCAGGATTTTCGTATATATGGTTTGAAATCCAATTAAGGTTATCTGTTGCTTGGTCTTGTGCCTCGCCAACCCAAGCGATAAATTCTGGGCTTTCTTTTTTCGCAAATAGAAAACGATGTAATACTGCGCATGCAGCTAAGGTTGACTTTGCGTGGTCACGAGGCAATACAAGAGCCAATTGTTGATTTTTCTTATCTAAAAGCTTTTTTCCTACTATGTTATGGAAATCAGGAGTTGCTGAAGCCAAAAAGTCTTGAGGTGAAAATAATTTACCAAATACGATAAGGTCTTTATAAGCCATTTCAAGAACCTTTTCATTTTGAGATACATTGCCATTTAGGTTTAAATTTGCCATTAAATCATATTTTAAATTTCAAATATCTCTGATTTATTAAATTTTTCAAGTCTTGGGTCTGGAGAACCATAATGCAAGTCCATTCTATCCGCATCAGACATATCAGGGTCAGACATCATGAGCTCGGAAAGAAAATTAACAATAGGATTATCTTTATATGTCATTCCAGCAGCAGCTCCTGTTGTGCCTGCTCCACCAGAAAGAAGAGCAATTAGTTCTTGTGAAA